TACCCCAATTATTAATCCATTACTTGTGATGAGTACAGGACCAAAACATAACTATGTGATGTTTCCACATAGACTAAATGAAGACAAGCAACCTAAAATAGCTTATGATTTAGGCTATATATTTACAACGAAGATTACTCAAAATTTAAACTTGCCTAAAGAAGAATATTATAAGCTGTTAGCAGAGTCTAAAATTGTATTCTCATGTGCCTTACATGAGAACCTTGGCATCTCTGTTATGGAAGGATGTTTAGCAGGTGCATTGCCTGTTGTGCCAGACAGAGCATCATATTCGGAGATGTACTTAAAAGCATTCAAATATCCATCAAAATGGACTGAGTCTTACGAAAACTATCTTAGATATAAAGAGCCCTTACATAACTTTATCAACGAAAGAATTAATAATTATTCTAGATATTATGCCGATCTGGTGCTCCAACGCAACATACTAATTGATAAATACCTAAAACCAACTGTAATGATAGAGAATATTATACGATGAAAATTAGTGAAATAATCCGTGACCGAATTAAGAAGAACAAAGGTAATTATAAATCCAACGATAACATTGCTAAATACCTTCAGCCAGGAGACAAGCTTGCAATTAGTTGGGAGGTCGAAAGGGCCTTAAAAGAAGTATTTGAAGCTCTGGTTATAGACGTAGAAAACGATCATAATACCCAACAAAGTGCTCAACGTGTCGCAAAGATGTTCTGCGAAGAAATCTTTTCTGGTCGTTATGATCCAATGCCTAAAGTTACATCATTCCCAAATGCATCTGATTATGATCAGATATATGTAACAGGTCCAATAACTGTACGGAGTACATGTGCTCATCACTTAATGCCTATTACAGGCAAGGCATATGTTGGTGTGTTCCCCGGTGTAAATGTTATTGGGTTGTCTAAATTTAATAGGTTAATAGAGTGGGTTGCATCACGTCCGCAAATTCAAGAGGAGATGACCCAACAAATAGCTGATATAATTGAAGAAATGACAGGGGCTAGAGGTGTTGCTGTTGTAATACAAGCTGAGCATTTTTGTATGACGCATAGAGGTGTTAAAGAAAACGAATCTGATATGACTACTTCCATTATGCGTGGAGATTTTCGTGAAGATAAATCTTTAAAACAGGAGTTTTTCAACATATTAAATAGGATGAAGTAATGGAAATTAGAATTGATACCTCTATACTTGCTAAGAGAGGATTGTTTATCGCTACACCGATGTATGGGGGAATGTGTGCAGGAATGTTTGCTAAGTCATGTGCAGACTTAGCGGCAATTTGTGCACAAAATAATATTCCCCTACAGTTTTATTTTTTGTTTAATGAGTCATTGATTACCCGTGCACGAAATTATTGTTGTGACGAGTTTATGCGTGGACCAATGCAACACTTGATGTTCATTGATGCCGACATTGGTTTCAATCCACAAGACGTCATTGCACTTATGGCATTGCAGGCAGCGGAAGAAGAAAAATACGAGATCATTGGTGGTCCCTATCCCAAGAAATGTATTAGTTGGGAAAAAATTCGTATGGCAGTGGATAAAGGTGTTGCGGACCAAGATCCTAATGTGCTAGAACGATTTGTTGGTGACTATGTGTTTAACCCAAAAGGCGTTACCTCTTTCCGTATTGATGAACCCGTTGAGGTTTTGGAAATTGGTACAGGCTTTATGATGGTTGCCAAGTCTGCAATGCAGAAGTTTACTGATGCTCATAAGCAATACATGTATAGGCCTGATCATGTTCGTACAGAACACTTTGATGGCTCACGATTGATTATGCAATACTTCCAAGCTGAGATTGATGGTCCCAATGCATACAGGATCTTCAGCAAGGCTTTAAAAGAGATTGCAGAAGGTGGTAAGGATTCTCAAGAGCTTGCCAAACAAGTATTAGAACGATACGATGAAGAGTTGGGTAAGGCAACATTGCGTTACTTGTCTGAGGACTATTGGTTCTGTCAAAGGGCACAAGAGATTCAACTTAAGACTTGGTTTTGTCCCTGGATGCAATTACAACATGTTGGTACATATATTTTTGGTGGCTCTCTAGCAGATCTGGCCTCCATTGGTGCTAATCCTACAGCAGATCCTGCTAAAGTAAAGAAATCCAAAACTGGTTAAGGAGACCATTTATAATGAAGTTAGAAACTGAAACACTTGACATATTCAAGAACTTTGCAGTGATTAATCCATCGTTGCTAGTTAAGGCAGGTGATGTAGTTAAGACTATATCTCTTAGTAAAGCTGTTATAGCACGAGCTAAGTTACCTCAAAAGTTTGATAGCGACTTTGCAATTTATGATTTATCAAACTTTATCTCTGCTATGTCAATGTTTGATAATCCAGACCTACAATTTGATAATGATAAATTTGTAACTATCTCTGATGATGAACGGAGTGCATTGATTAGGTACTTCTTTACAGAAACTGACATGCTTATCCTTCCACCTGAGAAGGAGATGGAAATACCAAAGACTAATATTAAGTTCCGTATTACAAAGGAGAACCTTGCTAATATTATTAAGGCTGTGTCAGTACTGTCATTGCCTGAGATTATGATTGTTGGTGATGGTGAGAACGTTAGCATTCAAGCTGTCAATCCAAAGAGCAATCTTTCTAACTTTTACAAGAAGGTTATTGCTAGCAGCAATGCAGACTTCCAAGTCTATTTTAAGGTGGAAAATTTCCGATTAATTAGTAATGATTACGATGTTAGTATTGCTCCGTCAACGAGCAAGCATCCGGGTGTCGCTCATTTTAGTGGCCCTGGAGTTGAATATTGGATGGTAGCAGAAGCACATTCACGGTTTTGATTATGAAGGTATATTATGGAAAATCGAGCAGAACATTTCTTGTGGGTAGAAAAATATCGCCCACAAAAGATTACAGATACGATACTACCTAACGCTCTTAAGAACACATTTCAAGATTTTGTTACACAACAAAACATACCAAACCTTTTGCTTACAGGAACGTCTGGTATAGGTAAAACGACTGTAGCTAGAGCCATGTTAGATGAAATTGGCTCTGACTACATGATGATTAATGCTTCACTTAACGGCAAAAAAGAAACACTACATAACGAGATAGGCAGTTTTGCTAGCACTGTGTCGTGGGTAGGAGGCCGTAAATATGTTATACTTGACGAGGCTGATCATCTTAGCTTTCATATGCAGCCTGCTCTTCGAAACTTTATGGAAGAGTATGCCAAGAGCTGCGGTTTTATTCTTACTTGTAACTACAAGAACAAAATATTACCAGCAATCCATTCACGTTGCTGTGTTGTTGACTTTAATATCTCTAAAAAAGAATCTAATAAACTTGCTGCGCAATTCTTTAAACGCATTAGCGAAATTCTAGCTCAAGAAAAGGTAAAGTTTGATAGCAAGGTTGTCGCAAAACTTGTACAGCGGCATTATCCTGATTGGCGGAGGACACTCAACGAGCTCCAGCGACTTGCTACTAGTGGTGTTATCGACAGCTCTGCTCTTGATGATACTAATTCCGATAATTTGGATGTCCTTGTCGGATTAATTAAAGACAAAAACTATACTGAAGTTCGTCACTGGGTTAAAGCTAACATGCATTCTGACCCTGGTGCTCTAATGAGAGCATTTTACGACAGCTCAATAGAGTTGATGAATCCACAATGTGTTCCTGAAATGGTTATATTGTTAGCACGTTATCAGTATCAAGCAGCATTTGCAGCTGATCCTGAGATCAATGTAATGGCTTTCTTAGCAGAGGCAATGGTTAGCATTGAGTTCAAATGATCAAAAAGGAGAAGGAGCCATATAAGTGGCAATGGGAGAACTCTATAAACAGTAAGGATCGTTATATAGAGTTTGGTGCGGCGGGTGAACCTGCATATGAATCCCGCCGCACTAATAAGTCGTTAAGCAATCATGCAGATACAATTATACATGCTAACGAAATGAACATTAGCTGGCATTTAGACTCTAAATTGCAATACGATTATCTGTACAACACAATACGAAAGAAGAAGAGGAGGTTTAAACACCGTTACGAGAAAGACGAATACTTCACCCTAGTGCAACAATATTATAAATACTCCGATCCAAAGACCCATGCGGCCTTGGCTGTTCTAACAAAGGAGCAGTTGTCAATAATAAAAAGAAAAATGGACAAGGGTGGTATTAGATGAATGTATTAGATACGTTAATTGAGGTGACGATTGCAGAAGAGGAAGATTTTTTAAAAGTTAAAGAGTCGCTTACCAGAATCGGAATAGCCTCACGACAAGAGAAGAAACTGTTTCAATCTTGTCATATCCTACACAAGCAAGGAAAATATTACATAGTTCATTTTAAGGAACTATTCCTGCTTGATGGCAAGCCGAGTAATTTTTCGGATGAGGACAAGGGTAGACGGAACACAATTATTCAATTGCTAGCTCAATGGAAATTAATTAAAGTAGTTGATGAAGAGAAAATAAAGTCCCCAGTGTGCCCAATCTCACAGATTAAAATTATTAAACATACTGAGAAGGGTGACTGGATTTTAGAAGCTAAGTATAACATTGGGCGTTCCAGGGTAAAAAAGTAAGGGATATATATCATGTTTGGATGGAAAATTGTACGGGCACGACCCAGCACCCCTGCTGAAGATAAGTTAGAGCAAATTGCTAACATACTATTTCCACCTTTATTGAACAAAACATCATCAGCTGGTGATAAATACCAAGTAGATTTCTCAGTTGATAGTAATTTAGAGGCTGCACTTCTTGATCTAGAAGATGGGAACAATGATAAAACTTGTCAGTTAACTATACGTACCGTTGCAAATAAATTATTTCAGGTACGTAATATGTTAGAGGCTTATGCCCAAATAGACCCAGAAGCTAAGTTTTTAGTTGTTGATTATACTGAAGAGGTCTCTAACATTAAGGAAAGAGAAGTAGGAGTAGTATGATAGAATCATCTTCCCAAGCATTTGTACAAGCCCAGGATACAACTGGGACATGGAGAACATACTCCATCACTACAAATGACCCTACTATCATGCTAGTCTCAATGAGATCGCTTAAAGCGACATTTCCTGAGTATCGAATTAGAGTTATTGATATGAACGGTAGAGTTTTAGACATTTTATAAATACATATAGCGGTCGAGTGGAACGGAAAA